TCGCGTTGTTGAATGCGAGGTCACTCTAGGGCGGAAGTCAGCGGGATGGCAGGATGTCTTGGAATGAACGCTTACGCTGAATCGATCGCCCTTGAGCTTCAAGGAATTGCCGATGAGCTAGAGATGTTGGAGCAACGCGGGCAGGACCGACTTTGGAAAGAGGAAGGGTCTGTGCTTGAGCTCGTTGCCCAAGCGGATGCTTTGATTCGATCTGTCCTCGGTGAAGTTGCCTACGACGTCAAAGAATTAGCGGAGCACAGACGGCGCTACGACATAGGTCTTGATGGTGGCGATCCGTTTTCATTTAGCATGTGGGTTGCAAGCGCAGCGATGAGAATACGGAGCGCGCAGAGTCAGATTGAGCGCGCCGCGAAGCCACAGCCTGCTGCGCAGCAGCACAACGAACATAGAGGGACGTATGTATCCATTGAGCGAATCAATCAACTTGCGGCATTGAACAGCTCAAGGTTTGACTACGCAAAGCTTGCTCAGCTCTGTCGCGAGTTAAACGTGGTGTACGAAAAGGACTGTCACTTCGCAGTTGCTATGCTGGTCAGAGCGATTCTTGACCATGTGCCCCCGATCTTCGGAGTGGAAAGATTCCGCGGGGTGGCTTTCAATTACAAGGGTTCGAAATCGTTCAACAAGCATATGCAATCTCTAGAAACGTCCCTCCGTAACATTGCCGATGGTTGCTTGCATGAAGAAATTCGTCGCCGTGAAACGCTGCCGACGGTTCAGGATGTTGACTTTCGGTCAGCCGTAAGCTCGCTACTCGGCGAAGTAATTAGGATCGAGGTGGGTAGCTCCGAAGCGTGACCCTGTTCTCAGCCTCGCTTGGCTAGTGCCGCAGAGTTCGCTGCTAAAATATCCGCTCAGACAAAAGGAATTGTCAGATGACGCGGATTAGACAGCCCGAGGCTTTGGCGCTCGTGCGGGAACACTTCAGGCCGTTGGCGTTCACGGCTGCGATGGATTCACCTCAGACCATCCATGCCATGTTGCTAGACGAGCACACCGGAGAGTCACTGGTCCTGACCGGCCTGCCATGTGGCACATCGGTCACGCGCGACCAGTTGGCCGCCCTGATCAATGTCATCGAACTAGACATCGCTGCGCTTAGGCCGTTATTGCTCGCGCGGTTGCGGCGAGACAAAACCGCCGTTTAGCCGCTACCCTCTCGTAAAAAAGCCGCCTCACGGGCGGCTTCGATCTTCCGGTGATTCAGCCCTTCGCGGGCAGTTCGAACGGCCTGAATCGCACTACCTCCTCCCCAACCCACTCATTCACCTGAGCCAGCCTTGCCTGGATCGGCTCCAGCTCGTTGACCGCCCACACCTCAGCGGCCTCGCGCAGCGAGCCAAAGCCCCCCGCGTTCTGCGGCACGATGCCCATCAGCTGGGGCGGGATCCGGAGCGCGGCCAGCAGATCGTCGCGGCTGATGTTCTTGATCGATCCGAACTCATCCTTCGCTGCCACCTCGCTCACCGGCAGCAGCTGGATGCCGTCCTTCTTGCCGCCCGGTGCGTACATGAACAGGTTGCGGAAGTTGCCCGGCCCCTTGGCTGATTTCAGCGCGGTGCGCAGGGCGTCGACGTCTTCTTCCTTCTGCGCGGCGTCGGTCATGTACATGATGAAGCCGGCATGGCTGCCGTTCTGGTAGTAGCGACGGCGGAAGAGGGTGGCCGACTCATTGAGCAGCGCCGATTGCAGCGCCGACAACCACTCCGGCAACCCGTACACCTCCTGGTTGATATCCGCCTCGCGCAGATGGCAGATCGTCCCGGCCTTGAATTCATGCTCATCGCGCCAGCCGCGCACCTGGTAATAGGTTTCCAAGTCGGCACCGCGGCGCATGTACTTCGCCAGCGTCGGCTGCAGGCTCAGCGGCTGGCCGAGCATGTTCTGCCGACGCTCCAGGTACGCATTGCCACACCACAACCAATCCAGGGCGAACTGGCCGAATGCCTGCCGGCTCAGCAGGCGATGCGGGATAAAGGTGCGCTCCAACATGTTGCGCTTGAAGTTGAGCCCGCTCTGCAGGAACACGCTCGCCCTGGTCGACTTCGCCAGCCCATCCAGCGACAGCGGCGGCTCGTACCAGCGGCCGTTGAGCCAGCATTCCAGATAGTCGAGCAGCTCGCGCCCGTCGAGCACCGGCATCGGGTCGCCGAAAGTGAAAGCTTCGATACCGGGAGCAGGGGCGGCGGCAATGTCGGTAGTCATCAGTAAATCTCCATGAAGCTGGTGTTCTGGGCGGTCATGCCCTCGAGGGGCTCGTTGTGCAGGGCATGGAACAGCGCCCAGGCCAGATCCGCTTGGCCGGTCTCTTCGTTGCGGCCTGCGGTGTAGGTCATCTGCCGGCCGCTGGCCGTGGTGGTTTTGCGGATCGCCATCAGCGAGGAGGCAAGGTCCGTCCAGCCGGCGTCGAATTCGAGCCGGCCCTTGTGAATCACGTCGTAGGCTTTCAGCACCAGGCGCGTTTTCACCTCCGGCGAGTAGCTGAAGGTGGTCAGGTTCGGGAAGAACTGCTTCACCAGCTGCGCCACGCCCGAGCCCATGCCCGTCATGTCGATACCGATGTAGGTCACCCAATAGCGCAGCGTCACCCGGCGGATGGCTTCGGCCTGGGCGGCGAAGTCCATCCCGCGGAACTGATGGCGCTCGAGCACGCGGAACTTCCCGCCCGGTACCAGCGGCGGCGCCGCCACGATCAGGCCAGCGCTATCGCCCGTTTCGGCTGGGTCATAGCCCACCCACACCTGGCGGTCACCAAACGGCCGATCGGCGAACGGCTTGTAGTCCTCGTTCCACTCGATCCAGCTATCCACCATGCACGGCTGCAGCACCGCCAGCGGGAAGATCGAGGCCCCGTCGTCGACGAACTGGCACATCAGCAGGTTCGCGTAGGCCTCCGCGCTGTACTCCAGGCGCAGCTCCTCGATGTCGAACAGATCGCAGCCGCGCTGCTCGGCATCCAGGATGGTCACGATCTGCCGCCAGATCCGGTCCTCGCAAAGCCGCCCCTGCTGCAGCGCGTCATGCGAAACATCGATGCTGATCCGCTGCGCCGCCGGCTTGCCTTTGTTGAAGCGCTCACCCGTCCAGAACGAATAGGCCTCATGCGCCATCTACGAGGGCGTCGAGAAGTAGGTGCGGCGGTATTGCTTCTGCATCGCCATGCCGCTGGCGACCTTGTTCAGCTCGTTGAACTTGAACGTCCAGAAGAATTCGTCGAAGTAGAAATTGCCGTGATAGCCCTGCGCCGTCCGCGCGTTGGTACCGAGGAAGTGCAGCTCCGCACCGTTGCTCAGAATGATCGGGTCGCCCGTCAGCTCCACCTGGCACACCTCACGGGCGAACGCCTGGATGTACGCCTTGAAGATGTGCGCCTGATTCTTCGACGCAGACAGGAAGATCTGATTGCGCCCCGTCACCAGCGCATCGAGCAGCGCCTCCCGAGCGAAGTAGAACGTCGCGCCGATCTGCCGGCTCTTCAGAATCGCCCGGGTACGTTGGTTGCCTGCCCGGTACCAGTCCAGCTGATAGCCAAAGCACCCATCGCGGAACGCCTCCTCGAGCTGCTCGACGTGTTCCTCGGCGAACTCGTTGCGCTTCGGCGGCTTCTTCGGCCCCGCGTTGCGCTTATCCAGGTTCGGGTTGAGCTCGGCTTCGGTCCCGCCACCCTTGAACCGCTCGATTCGCGCCTGCCGCTCCAGCTGGCGGTGTAGCAGGTCGATTTCCTTGAAATCGCCACCGCTCTTGCCGTCCTTCAGGATCAGCTGAACCAGCCGCGCCTCCAGCGCGCCGCCGATCCGCTCCACATTGTCCGCCCGGTCCCATTCGTCCCGGGCCTTCCAGCTGTGGACGGTCTTTTCCTTCTCGTCCAGATAGTCGGCGATATCCGTGATGCGCCAACCCGTCCAGTACAAAAACTTGGCCTGGCGGCGGTTGTCGCGTTGAGCGGGGAGTTCGGTCGGTGCGTTCATGGCGCAGATGGTGTCGCGCACGCGTGAGGCCCGTTAGTGCCGCGCCCTGTACCTGCCGCGCATACACAGCGGGCCGATTGCCCGCGCTGCGCTGGCTGCCGACCATGCCCTCAACGCTAACGCCGCCCGCTGCGGCCAGCCTGAGGACATGACCCCCATGAAGAAATTCCGCTCCCGTTGGTTCCGCATCGGCGTCGAAGGCGCGACCACTGACGGCCGCAAAATCGAACGCAGCTGGCTCGAGGAAATGGCCGCCAACTACAACCGCGACACCTACGGTGCGCGCATCAACGTCGAGCACATCAAGGGCCTGTCCCCTGATTCGCAATTCGGCGCCTATGGCGACGTGCTCGCGCTGAAAGTCGAAGAAGTCGACGTCGGCGGCGAGAAGAAACTCGCCCTGTTTGCCCAGATCCAGCCCAACGACGCGCTGCTGGCCCTCAACAAGAAGGGCCAGAAGATCTACACCTCCATGGAGATCCAGCCCAAGTTTTCCGACACCGGCAAGGCCTACCTGGTCGGCTTGGCCGTCACCGACAGCCCGGCGAGCCTGGGCACCGAAGCCCTGGAATTCAGCGCGCAGCACGGCACGCTGACCAGCCGCAAGCAGGACAAAGACAACCTGTTCTCCGCCGCGGAAGAGGCTGAGCTCAGCTTCGAAGAAATCGACGACAGCCCATCGAAAGTGGCCGGCCTGTTCAAGAAGGTCAGCGAGCTGCTAGGCAAGGGCAAGCAGAACGAAGAGCAGTTCGGCGAGTTGGCTGAGACCCTTGAGGCGATCGCCACTTACTCCGCTGACCAGGCCGAAGCACTGCGCGCCGAGCAAGGCGCGCGCCACGCCATCGAGACCAAGCTCTCCGCGCTGGAAACCGACCTGCAAGCCCTCAAGCAGAAGCTCGGCACCACCCAGGACCACAACCAACAGCAGCGTCCGCCGGTATCGGGCGGCAATGGCCAGACCCTGGCTGCGTTCTGACCCCGACCCGCCCACTGGAGAACACCATGCGCAACGAAACCCGCCTCAAATTCAATGGCTACCTGGATCAGGTCGCCAAGCTCAACGGCATCACCTCGGCCATCGTTAAGTTCAACGTCCTGCCGTCGGTGCAGCAGAGCCTGGAAACCGCTATCCAGGAGTCGAGCGCCTTTCTCGGCCGCATCAACATCATCGGTGTGACCGAGCAAGAGGGCGAAGCGATCCTGCTGGGCGTCAACGGCCCGATCGCTGGCCGCACCAACACCGGCGCCGGCAACCGCCGCAACCCGGCCCAGCGCCAGACCCTGGCCAAGGATAGCTACGCCTGCAAACAGACCAACTTCGACAGCGCGTTCCCCTACGCACTGATCGACGCCTGGGCCAAGTTCCCAGACTTCCAGACCCGCCTCACCGCCGCCATCGCGCAACGTCAGGCACTGGACCGCATCATGATCGGCTTCAACGGCACCTCGGCCGCTCCGGCGACTGATATCGCCACCAGCCCGATGCTGGAAGACGTCAACATCGGCTGGCTGCAGAAGATCCGCGTCGGCGCGCCGGACCGCGTGCTGGAAGAAGTCGTCGCGGCCTCCGGTAAAGTCACCGTCGGCGCCACCGGCGACTACAAGACCCTGGACGGCGTCGTCTTCGACGCGGTGCAGATGCTCGAGCCATGGCACCGCAGCCGTCCGGACCTGGTCGTCATGCTTTCCCGCGACCTGATGCACGACAAATTGCTGGCCGCGGTCGAGAAGGGCGCCGCTTCCAACCAGGAAGAGAACGCTGCCGACCAGATCGTCACCAAGGCCCGCCTCGGTGGCCTGCCGATCGTCGACGCGCCGTTCTTCCCGGCCGGTACTGTGCTGGTCACCACCCTGAGCAACCTCTCCATCTACTTCCAGGAGGGCGCTCGCCGCCGTCATGTGAAGGACGAGCCCGAATACGACCGCATCGCCGACTACCAGTCGAGCAATGATGCCTACGTGATCGAAGACTTCGGTCTGGTCGCCCTGGTCGAAAACATCGAGGCGGTGTAAGCCATGCTCAGCCCAGCCCAACGCAACCAGCTGCGCAAACGCGCCGCGTTGCAGGCTGCTGAAGTAGCCCCGGCCATGTCCATGGCCGGGGCCACTGCCTACGAACAGCAGCTGCTGCAACTCAACCAGGACCGGCTGCGCCTCAAACAGGTGCAATCGGAGCAGGGCAAGGCTGAGCTTAAGCGCTCGCTGATCCCGGCGTACCAGCCCTACATCGAAGGCGTGCTGTCCGCTGGCAACGGCGCCCAGGACGACGTGCTCACCACGCTGATGGTGTGGAACATCGACGCGGGTGACTACGCCGCGGCGCTGAACATCGGCCGCTACGTGCTTGAGCACAATCTGAAGATGCCGGACCGTTTCGAGCGCACCACCGGTTGCCTGCTGGCTGAGGAAGTGGCCAACGCCGCACTCAAGCAGCAGAAAGCCGGCGAGCCGTTTGACCGGTTCGTCCTGACGCTGGCGGCGGACATCACCGCAGCGCACGACATGCCCGACCAGGCCCGCGCCAAATTGCACCTCGCCCTGGGCAAGGCGTACCTGGCCGATCTGGACGAAGTCGCCCCGAACGCTGAAGGCCTTGAAGAAGCGCGCGCCAATCTCGCCCGTGCCATCGACCTGCACAGCAACTGCGGCGGCAAAAAGGATCTGGAGCGCGTCGAGCGCCTCCTCAAGAAACACGCGGAAAGCAAGCCAACCGAACCCGGTACCGGCGAGCCCACCGAGCCCGACCAGCCGACGTCCGAGCAAGACGAAAGCCAGCCGAGCGAAGAGGGCGCACCGAGCACCGAAACCGGAACCGGCGAGCCACCCGCTAACTGAGCGTCCCCCACGCACTCGGCGGCTCGGGGCTGATCGACAGGCTTTCTCCTTGGCCTTGTCGTGAAGCCCCGACCACCGCCGAACTAGGGCAAGAACATGAGCGCATTCATCGCAGCAGGCGGCGGCACTGCGCCGTATCCCATTACCAACGATGGCTGGTTTCCTGACCTCGACGGCCAGCACCTGCGCGAATCCCTGCGCCTGGACGGCAGCATTACCGATGCCCGTCTCGAAACCGCCGCCGTCAACGCGGTGATTGAGATCAACCGAGAACTGAAATCCTGGAAGGCCCAGCAGCTCGCTGCCGGCAACGCCAGCCTGGCCGACGTTCCGGCAGATCAGATCCAGGGCGAAAGCCAGCTGCTGCACCTCTACCGCCGCGCCATCTACTGCAGTGCAGGCGCCGAGCTGGCCGAGCGCATGCGCGACTACAGCGCCACCGGCGA